ATAATTTTTTTTATCTGGAGCAACAATACTTGATGGTTTGAATTTTCTTGTAGTCCAAAAAGGATTTTTATATTTTAATAAATTTTGCTGATATTTTTGAATTTCTGCAACTATACTACTTTTTCCCGAATTGATATAAATGTCAGGATCCCAGGCACCAAGATTTTCACCATTGGGTCCATACACATTTCCATATCCAGGATCATTTGGTTCACATATTTCATAATCTTCAATCTCATTTTCATAAGTTTCTTCAACATCAACAATATTGCCTAAAGTTGCTGTGGCAACTGCACCAGATCCAATTTTACATAAATCATTGATGTTAATTTGTGGCGCATATTGATACCCATAACCACCGTGAACTAAATCAATGGCAAGCAAAGATCCATCTGTACCGATTACAGGATTTGCGGCAGCACCTACTCCACCACCACCAAGTATTTGAATTGTTGGAGGAACATTACAGTTCTTTGGTGCCTGAAGTCCATCACACTTATCCTTTGATTTAAGATCATCTGGTGTTAAATTATTGATATCATTAATACCCAGATAATTTATATTATTATCACCATCTCTAAAAATAAATTTAGTACCAGGATTTAATTTGGCATAATCATTTGCCTCACAGATTGACACATCAATTACATATCCTTTATTTGGATCAATAAATCCTACCTTAATGTCTTTCTGAGTGATATCCTCAAAAGTTTTTTTAATTAATTTATTGACATTTGGATTGGACTGATTATAAGATATGTCATAAGTTGTTTTTGTTGTTACTTTATCTGCCATAATTACAGTTCTCTTATTTTCTCTTCATTCATAAGTATTAGTATTTATTGCTTTGGTTGAGAGATTTTTTCTAGAGATTGTGGGAATTGGTTATAGTTAACCTTTGTATCTATCAGTAAAGGCGTTGCGAATGCAATTTCTGTGGTTGATTTTACGTCTTGATTACTTCTTGAATTTGCATCAACTTCGGCAAGTCTCGGTAACTGTGGTTGTTCTGAACCACCACCACCTTCGTGAAGAGTGTAGTTATCAGATACTGCACATTTTGGAGATAAATCGCAACCAAATACCGACAATTTAATATTAGTAAAACTCAGTGCAGACATAATACTACCAGTAATTCCATTAATTGCTGTATTAACATTTGAAATTGCTGATCCAGCTGTATTCAAATAACCCGATGCAGTATCTAATGCAGATCCTGCTGCGGCCAAATCAGATGCCATATCAGCAAGAAATCCATTAACAATATTCAAAATTTTATCGGTAGTATCATCAATTTTACGCATATTAGTAGAGATAATTGCTCCTGTTAAAGTTTCAACAGAACAAATATTAGTAACTTGTGTATATACCTCCGCTCTTACTCCCCCTGTTCCCGAAGATGCTTGTGTTATTACTGAGGGTAACTTATCTGTGTTTAAATTTTTATTCAAAAAATCTCCAACCTGTCCACAAAGTCCATTTGTAATCTGATTAAAAAGACAATGAATCAATTCAATAATTTTCTCTTTGATTATTAGAAATAAATTCCTTTTGTTGGGTGGCATTGATTGAACAGTAGGTGCCATTGCCTTATTAATCATTTTCATAATATATTCCATAATTTTATCAAAGATTATTTTCAAATATTTTGCAATTTGACAAGCAATATCATTAATAAATGCCCGTATTTGATTGATTATATTTGTTGCGGCATCAATATAACTCAATGCCTTATTCAGATATTTGTTAATCTTACTTGTAAGTTTTTCAAGTAATGTTTGTATTGCTTTGAGTGCAGATCCAACCATATCACACGGATTCATAATAATAATTTTTTCATCATATAGTTCCTGCCTTTTAATATCTGCAACAGATTGTTGATGAGGATTATCAATATGCTCAATAGTTGCACCAGGGACTGCAGCAGCAGTTGAAGAACTTGCTTCTTTACATCTATTTGAAATACCAGCAGCAACTGCATTTTGAACAAATGCAGATTTATTTGTTCCCGTCAATCCTCTTGCTTCTGCTTCTCTTAATGCACTTTGCTGATCAGCAAATTGAGCCGTACTTAACGGCAAATCTGAACGAAGACCAAATTCATTAACCCTAACCCCAGAAGGAGCAGGAGCACATTCTGCAGATTGTTCTTGAGTTGTTGGTTTATTGATTGCAATTCTATCATCTGGAACTTTTAAATTTGTATCCGGATTTGTACCTTGAGCATGTCCACTTGTGGGAACAAACCCTTTTGGACCAACCTTTGTATTTAAAGTTGTCTGAGCATTATTTCCCAGTACACCCATAATCACGGGAACTTGTTGATCGGCACCATCTAAAAAGAAACCGAAAACAAAGTTGCCTTGTCTTAAACCTGCCGTTGCCGTGACTCCTGCTTGGCCACCACCTGCAGTGACAGGATACATTACCTGTGCCCAAGGAAGTTGATCGTCTGATATTGATTGGGAAGAATCTTGATCGTGAAGTCCTATAATTCTAACCTTATATCTTCTACCCCATCCAGGAATTTGAGCAGGTGCTTCAAATTTATTGGAACTTATGTTAGATCTCCAAGTTGAGTCATCAACAATTTGACCAACCCACCAGTTAAAATGTGCTCCAAGAAACCCTGAATTGAATAATGAACTTTGTTCCATTGGAATATTATATAATTTGAATATTATTACTATTTAACACTTTAAATACCAGAATTAGTTGTATTAGTTGCAGAACCTTTTTTGCCCACAGAATCTCTAACCAACAGCAATTTGGTATAACCACCTCGTAACTTATTGATATAATGGCACAAATCTGCAATTACATACGATCCACTATGAAGATCTCCCAATTCTCCTCCAGGAACACCTGCATCAATAAAAATTGTATCTCCTGCATGTAAACTAAAATCAGCAACAATTGTAATCTCTACCTGACTACTAAACATTTGATTATAACGCATTGCTGCCTGGTTCATAATATTCCTTGGATCAAAGTTAGGATTTTTTGATTTGCCTAATTGTTCTTGAGTATCACCACTGGGCAGAACACCACGATCAACCAACATATATTGAGTTCTTGTGAACTCCTTTCCAGCCTGAACTCTATTAAATTCTGGATTTAATTTTGGAAGATTTTTACCTGCTGTCTGAAGATTTTTCTCGGTATCTTCTGCCTTTGTGTTTACAACTTCGTAGTAACAATTGAAGGGATCAAATAATATTATTCTGGTAGTATATGCTCCAATTTCTAACTTTGATTGCATATTGCCACTTACGTCATTAACATTATGTTCTAAAATTTTATCATATCCTGCCGGAACATTTTTTCCTGCACCATCAGGAGTTTGATTATAAATCAAAGACTTGACTGGTTTACCCGACAACAATGTTTCAATAGATTTAAATTTAAATCCATCAGAAGTCTCATAGAAGAAATATCCTGCAGTATTTCCTGTTGCACCAGCAGCACCTGGGATAGATTTTTTGGATAACCAAAGACCGGTATAAAGAGGTTTCTTATTGTTTCCAATAAAATTATAATTATTTGCTGTATCTTCAATATCCAGTTTTTTTTCTGTTCCTAAAAATTCGGTAAGAATTTTTTTAATGTGATCAGATATTTTTCCATCAAATCTGCTGTTCAAACGAATTTTTTCATTAAAAATATGTTCCTTAGAAACAAGATCTAAACCAACAAGGGACTTGGTAGTATCTTGTTTTGCTGGAGAAGTATTATTCACATACAATTTCAAATTCAACTTAACATCATTTGCGTCTTTGATTATTAGAGAAACATTTTCTTGCCCTACAATCGGAAGTCCTTCTAAAATAGTTTTTGCACCCTTTTCCGTCTGAATTGATTTACCTGCATCCACATACAATACAGATGCTCTGAGACTCTGTTGAAGAATACTTTCATAATAATAAACATCGGTAACTGCGTCAACAATATCCTTTATATTTTTCTTATCATTTGAAGTAATTGTCAGGGTAGAGATATCAACTTCCCTAACCTGTCTGGTAATCAATCCTTGTTGTGCCATTTAATTTCTTCTTTTCATATTACTATTTACACTATGATCCGGCATACAGAGAATCATAACTTGAATCTGATGATCCACCACTCATACCACCAAATCCACCAATCCCAGATGGCATTGGAATTGGCAATGGAACCATTTGAGATTGTGGTATTACGACTTCAATAACTTCTTCTGCTCCAGTCTCATATCCGGCATAAGACTGAAGAACACTCATTAATTGTGACTTGGTTTTTGCTACGTTGAGATACTGTAAAAGATTTGGTGCAAGAGAATCCAACCCTTTAGTAGTGTCTGCATCAAAAACGAATTCTGGTCTTCCGTCCTCGGCAAGAGTTGCAA